GAAAGACCTGCACACAAAAGTATGTTTGTTTATCAAGGCTACCTATCCTAATGTGGTTTTTCGGACTGATTTTGGAGCAGGTATGCCAATGACAATAGGCATGGCTAAGAGGCAAAAAACATTGCAGTCTCATTCAGGATACCCTGATTTGTTTATAGCAGAACCAATGGGGGTTTATGCAGGTCTATTTCTTGAATTGAAGACAGAAACCAATAAGGTTTATAAGAAAGATGGCACATTGGCAGCAAACACTCACCACAAAGAACAAGCAAGGATGCTTGAAATGCTTAGAGAGCGTGGATACATGGCAGATTTTGCAATTGGTTACAGGGATGCTGTAGACAAAATAATAGATTACCTTGAAGGCAATTAATTGGTTATATGACAAGGAATTTGAATATGTTTTTAGGAATATAGGAAAAGAATTATGGGAAGACTTGAGGCAGGAGATTGCAGTTATTGTTCTAGAATATGATTCTGACAAAATTATTGAGTTAGAGGAAAAAGGAAAGCAAGTATTTAAATTTTGGATTGTAAGAATATGTTGCAATCAAACTAACTCAAAATATGGAAAATTTGGAAGATTATATGGTTCTCTTGTTCCTGTTGAAGATATTGTAAAGTTTGTAAAAGAAGAAGATGAAATTGACAATAGTCATGAATTAGCAGAAGGTATTTCTAAAATTATTAATGGTCTGTATTGGTATGACCAAGAAATTTTAAAAATGTACATAGAATTAGGAAGTGTAAGAAAAGTAAGTAAGCAAACAGGAATCCCTCACACTTCGGTTTTTATAACCATAAAAAATATTAGAAAATGTATCAAGCAGCAGTTGGTGTACTAGGCTCAATCGGAATTACTCTCATTTACTTTTATATTGTAAATGTTCAAAAGGTATTTCGTGATGTATTTAAATGGAATTTACCTAAACCTTTTAGTTGTGCATTTTGCATGTCATTTTGGTTTAGTATGGCTTATATGGTTTGTCATGTGAGCATTGTGGAGGCGGTATATACTTGCAGTATTACTCCTTTTATTTATTTGTATGTAGAAGATTTTGTAACCAATAAATGGGAATTATGAACGAACAGGATTTAGAATTATTTAAAAAGCACTTTCACTTGTATGAATGTTACAAGAAGCATGCTTTTATCAGAAATTACTCAAAGGAAGTGTACAATGACTTGATTCACTTGTATACCACTTATGTGAATGAAAAGCACAACTTTTCGCATTGGTGTAGTAGTTGTCGAGTAGAACTAGTAAATTATTTGTATGGATGGTTTACTAATGAAACCCATACTACTTGGTATAGACAGGAAATTCCTGTAACAGAAGAAGTGCCATTCAGTACTGAAGAAAATATAATAACAAACAAACCAATAAAAAGAAGACCAAGAAAAAAGTAAAACTATGGAAAGCAAACCAAAAATCAGACTCGGAAACGGAAAGAAAAGAAGTGAATCATGGCTAACTGCTACGATTTGTTTAACAGATGCAGAATCTTATTCTTATACCTACAATGGTAAGAATTATTTGAATGTAAACATTAACATCAACAATGCTCCTGATGATTACGGAAAGGATGTTAAAATAACCTTGAATGATTACAAGAAAGAAGACAAATTGCCTTTCTAATGACTCGGTTTAAATTAATTGTACCTGAAGGAACATACGAGGCAAACAGTCTCGTTCGGTTAATTTATGAGGTGTTAAAACATAGGTTTTGGCATCTCAGAAATGATGGTAGATGGATGGATTAAATGAAGAAACATACCAAAATTTACCTGAAGCATTTTGGTTATACAATAGCAGACTTTATTCCATGTGAATTATGTGGTGCAAAAGCAGTAGATATTCACCACATAAAGGCTAGGGGAATGGGAGGAAGCAAAGAAATGGATTGTATAGAAAATCTAATGGCATTGTGTAGGCATTGTCATGATAAGATGGGCGACATAAAGTCAGAAAGAGATTACCTTATTGAAAAGCATCAGCAAAAATTAAATCAGTATAAACAAAAAAGATAAGTATGGACAGATTTCAATTAAACTTTAACAGTTCTGAAAAGGTAGTAAGTATTACCCTTACTGAACCTGATGGTGTTTTTCAACTTGCAAGGCTATTTAAAACCTTGTTAGACCAAGCAGACATTCCAAATACATACGAAGAAACCCCTGTTACTAATGCAGAGCAGAATAGCGAAAATATCGGAGATTAAGTTTAATCCCAATAACCCTCGTGTCATAAAGAACAAGAACTTTTATAAACTAGTAAACAGTATCAAAAATTTTCCTAAGATGCTGAGTATTAGACCTATTGTTGTTAATGAGAACATGATTGTGTTAGGTGGTAACATGAGGCTAAAGGCATGTAAAGAGGCAGGACTAAAAGAAGTGCCTATTATATATGCAGATGACCTAACTCCTGAAGAACAGCAGGAGTTTATCATTAAAGACAATGTTAGTTTTGGCTCATGGGATGCAGATATACTTGCAAATGAATATGACCTAAACAAACTTTTGGAATGGGGACTAGGTGCAACAGATTTAGCAGTACAGGAGATTGAGGAACTAAGAAATGAGGAAGAAGATGATGAGGATTGCATTTATCCAATTGCACCAAGATTATCAGAAAAGCATGACTATGTTTTAATCATGGTAGACAATGAAATTGAATATTCTTATTTGAAGACCTTTTTTAATTTGTCAGACCAAAAGGATTATAAAAGTAGCAAAGTAGGACAGGGAAGGGTTGTAACCTTTGCGGATTTCAAAAAATTACTTGATGAAAGAAATAGTTAAGTTAATTATCCTGTCACATAAAAGAAGCAACAAAGTTGATACTCTAGATACAATTAGTAATTGCTCTTTGTGTGTACCTGAAAGTCAAGTAAATGACTACCTACAATATAATGGAGATGTTGAAATAATTGCACACCCTGATTCTGTTAAAGGTTTAAGTGCAAAGATGAGATGGGTACATGAAAGATATCCAAATTGTGTAATGCTTGATGATGACCTTAATAGGATGAGCAGAACCTTTGTTGACAAAGAATTTGATGAGAAAGGTAAAGTAGATAGAGACACAGCCTATGAAATTATTCAAAGCACAGCATTTACAGCAAAAGAAGCAGGTTGTTATATGTTTGGATTCAGTAACTCAGCAAGGCCTGTAGACTACTCAAGTTTAAAACCATACAAGTTAACAGGTTTTGCAATTGGAGGCAGTATGGGATTCTTTGAAGGCTTTAAAATGGTATTGCCTGATGAATGTGTATCTGCGTGTGATTTCTTTGTATCTGCCATCAATGCATATTATCATAGAAAGGTGTTTATCAACACTAGATATGCATTTACTAGTAAGGAAGGAACATTTATTTCAACAGGAGGAATGGCAGAACACAGGACTTTGGATACTGAAAAAAATGATTACTATTTATTGAAGGAGTATTTTGGTAATGCAATTCAAAAAAAGAAATCTACAAGTATGAGAAAAAGTCTTGCCAATGAATTTGAAAGAACATTAAAAATTCCATTTTAATTATGAAGAACAAGGACTTTTACAATAATGCATTGTGCAATGAAAAGACAGAAATCAAACAAGTTGGATGGGAAAATGAAAAGAAAGCAGTTCAGAGGTATAAGGCTGTAGCCAAGTTTATTCCACAAACTACTAATTTGGTGTGTGATTATGGTTGTGGTCTTGCAACCTTTCACACTTACTTGCCTGAAAATGTAAAGTACATAGGTGTAGATACTCATGAACCTTATGTAGATAAGGTAAATAATCTAAATCCTAAATTAAATGTTTTTCATGCTAAAGGCAGTGGTGTAATACCTAAATGTGACACAGCAGTAAGTATTGGTGTATGGACTCTTAGAAATGGAGTAGATGATAATTTATATTGGAATGATATCGAGTTGCAGGTTAATAATATGTTGAAGTCAGTATCTGATTGTATTATTATAAATGGATTTCATAACCAAGTAGATTACCAAGACCCTAAGTTGTACTATCATGATATGGGCAAATGGATAAAGTTTGCTAATCAAATAGGAGTTAAGGCTTATTTCTTTGTGTTTGCTAGGTATGAATTTGTAATGATGTTAAAAAAAATTAAATAAATTTGTTTCAAATTTTTTTTATTCATCATGCATTCGTATATTTATCTGACTAACAAAACAACCAAACTATGTCAGATTACAAACTACAGACCATCGGTGGTCATTCATTTTACACAGTTGCCTCAGCAATTCAAAAATATGTGAGGCGAGGAGATGAGCATTTGGCTCTCTATTGGTTTACTGAATTATTCATGAGTGGTTATGATGGCTATGCATGGAAACGGATTAAGGTTATGGTATCTGAGGATGTAGGTCTTGCAAATCCTGAGTTGCCTGCTCAAATCCATGCACTGCATCAAACCTATTTGGACATGAAAAAGGAAAAAAACAAACATGCTCCTGAAAAATTACCCTTTGTACATGCTGTTCTTCTACTAACTCGTTCAGCAAAATCTAGAATTGTTGACAATTTACTATGTCAATACTTTGACCTTCGTAATAATTTACCTGTACCTGAATTTGATGACTTTGTATATTGTCTTCACACAATCGAAGGCAAACGCAAAGGTCGAGGTAACAAACATTTTTACGAGGAGGCTGCATTAATCAATAATGATATCATGCCTGAGGAATATGATGTTCGTGATGTAGTTGCGGAACAATACTACAAGCGAGATGCAAGAAACACAGCAAAACAACAAGATAACTTTACTCCCGAATTGTTTTGAAACCTAACCTAAACCAAAGATTGTTAGTAGTTGTAGCACACCCTGATGATGAAGTGTTGGGGTGTGCAGGACTGCTACTTGATAACTACAAAAAAGGAGGTGAAAACTTTGTTTTGTATTTAAATAATGGTTGCAATTTTAGACCTAACTACCATTCAAGACGAGTAGAAAACCAAATTGTAGAAGTAAGCAAGTTGCTAAAGTTTGTTCCTTTTGTAGAACAATTCAGTACAGGTGAGTTTGATACCTTTGCACAGCGAAAATTTAATGACATTGTTGCTAAATATATTAGGACAGTCAAGGCTAAAACTGTAGTAACTCATATTGCAAATGATTTGCACCTTGACCACAAGATTGTAAATCAAGCAGTAATGGTTGCTTGTAGATTTGCAAAAAAATCTCCTGTAAGAACAGTACTTGAAATGCCTGTTATAAGTAGTAGTGAGATTAATCCTCAATTTAACTTTCAGCCAAACTTGTTTCTAGATGTAACAAACTACATTGATACAAAGAAAGCAGCAATGGAAAAGTATGTAGATGAGGTTGAAAGCATGAAGGAACTAAGAGGCTCAGAGGCTATTGAAGGATGGGCAATATTTTATGGAATGCATATTGGAGTTAAGTATGCAGAGGCTTACAAACTAGTGCGAGGAATAATGCCATGAAGGTAATGATAAGCCAACCTAGATACTTGCCTGCAATGTCATACATTGAAAGGATAAAACAAGCAGATGTATTTATCATTCTTGATACAGTACAGCGAGTAGAAAGAGGATTTGAAAACAGAAACAAGATTACAGATAAGAATGGCAATCAAAAATGGTTGACCATTCCTATCGAGTCAAGTAATCGTGCATTAATCAAAGATACTATTATCAGTGGACACGAGTGGAAGACTGAACATTATAACAAAGTAAAGAATTACTATAATGATTTTACTGTTGAGTATATGTTTAGCA